AGAATTGAACTCTTGGAGTCTAGTGCAACTTTTTCCCCTTCAGCTTATGGGAATCCTAATCAATTGAGTATTAGGGGGGCTGTGTTTCCTGTTCAAATACGGAGAATGTTAAATAGCACAGTAGACAAAACAGGAGGTGCGACAACCGTAACTTCAAATTCAGGATGGGAATCATATTATTTAGGAACATGGTAATTAAAAACAAAAAAAAATTATGGCGTATCAAAAATTATTAGGACAAGCAACACGAATATTGCGAGTAATACCTTCAGACACCTCAGACATTCCCTTTCCGGGAGATAGATACCATCAGGGGAAAACCACGGCCATTAACTCACCCAATGCGCCTACTACAGCTTACGACTTTGGGGTAACGCTAAGTATAGCAACCTTGGAAGATAATACTGCTGATTTTATAGCTTTGGGAGTTAAACAAGGAGACGTAGTATATAATAACGGGGCTGTTGCTGCTGATATTGGTGCGGGACGTGTAATAGAAGTTGTTTCAGCCACTAAGCTTTCTGTTTTAACAAGTGATGTTGCGTTTGTGGGAGCCGGGTATATTATTCAATATGCTAACAACAATATACCTTATTCGCTATATCGAGCACCAAAAGAACCCTGCATGATTTACCCTATAATAAATGATAAAAATGCGCAAGCTGTTTTTATTACCGCGGGGGGAGATGTAATTGATACTACTGTAGGTAATGCACCGGCAGCAACTTTAGACTCACCTATTATTCCTTCTCAAGTTAGAAGAATAAACAGAGTGGATTGTTACATTGCAGGAAGTGGTGTTGGAACTACATGGGCTTTGGGGGTATGGTAAAAAAATGGACAACACATAGTAGTTTAAAAGAACCGCATATAATAAAATACTTTATAAAAGATGGCAAAAAAAACATGGACATTTATTCCAAACAAAAAGGAAGCCCACAATCGTCATGCGAAAAGCAAGACTACTTTTACCAAGGGCGCTAAAAATTATATAAAACAATATAGAGGTCAGGGTCGATGAGATTATTATTACTAACCTTATTATTTGTTCCTTTTATTAGTTGGGGTCAGTTTTTTAAATACTCCACTTTTTACACATCAATGTCTTTAGAGACATCAATGGTTGAGAGAGAAAACTACATCGCAGTTAATAGGGGTTACGAGGACGCTACAATTAATCCTTACGATTATAATCTCACTATTGGGATTCGTAAGATAGCTAGATTTGATTATGAATACAAGGTTAAAACGTGGTACTATGGCACTGAGAGAACTGTTTCAGACAATGTTACTATTGGGAATGCTAATGGTTGGGAGTATCTCTTTAATTATTCTTTTTTACGCCATCGCGGTGAAACATTTAATAATGGAGATTTTTGGTTACGTTACTTGGGTAATAAAACAGTTCACAAAGCCCAATATAAGGATAACCAACGATTAGATTTAAAGTATATTTCGTTTGATAATAGGTTTAGAATCACCAAAGGGCCATGGGATTTTACTGCAGGAATTGTTATGCGTAATCACCCGGTCTACGGTATTACTCCCATTGAGGATTTGTGGATACAAGGAGAAAGTAGTTTTATTGATTTTGCTGAAGATTTTGGTTATAGTAGAGAATTTGTAAATGGGCAATGGCATTGGTCTTCTAATGATGAGTTGCTTGCCACTTCTAATGATGAGTTTTTTAAGCATTATTTTGGAGAAGCTGTAGCGACTTATAATGAGCAAGAGTTAGAAAAACTAGGTCGCCAAAACGAGATAAGTGCTGTTTTAGGAGTTTCATATTATAAATGGACATCTAAACTATGGATTCATATATGGTATAATTTATTACCTTTGCATTATGGGCTTGACGATTATTCCTTTGCTTACGGGCAAGAAGAGAATGATTGGGCAGAGTGGGATGCAGGTGTAGTTTTTGGTTCACGCATAACTAAAAGGTTAGGTATGTTTGTAGAAGGAACACATCAAAGGTATTGGATGAAGCCTGTGTATGAAGTAAAGTTTGGGTTTAACTATTTATTCTTTTAATATGAGAAAATACTTATTTATTTTATTGACTACCCTATTCAGTATGGTGGGGGCTCAAGAATACAATGACCCTTGCGTGGCATGTGCCGAGTCTCAAGGTTATTATTGTGGTGATGACGAATCTAATTGGACACAATACTCTCCAGAAGGTTGTGTGCAAAACTCTTGGATTAACGATGGGTGGGAGGATTGTATCAATGGAAGCGATGAAAATGGAGCTGTTCCTACACCTATGTCTGCATGTGTTATTGATGCCGTTGAATGTGACACGGTATATGTAGATGTTCCCGTTATTGAATATGTAGAGGTTATAGAGTATGACACCATTTACACAGAGGTTATAGAATATGACACTATGTTTGTGGATGTTATAGAAGAGGTAGAGGTGTTTGTTTATGACACTATAGTAGAGGTTGAGTATATGGAAATTATAATTGCTGAATACATAGACTGCACTACAGGACTTCCGTGCACAAGTGGCATGGCAGAAATACTAAAAGAATCACTAGATTCTAATTTACTTTATAATTTAGAAGGAAAAGTTATAAGAAAACCTAAAGGTATATACATTCAAAACGGTAAAGTAAAATGGCAGAAATAGGAGAAAACACCAAAGTCAATACTGACTTAAAATTTATCATAGGATTTGTTATGTTGGTTGTAAGTGTAGCAGGAACCTATTATAATTTAGTAGGACAAGTAAGCGCGCTAGAAATGAAAGTAGAAAAGTTTGACGGATATCCTAGTGCGGGGGAAATTAATATGAAAAATGAATTAATAAGACAAACTGTTTTATCTAATAAAGAAACCTTAGATGCAATAGAAAAAAAGATTGATGTAATGGATGAAAGGTTGTATCAAGTAATTCAAAACTAATGAAAACATTAACATTAGCAATATTTTTATTATTATCATTTGGAAGTTTATCTCAAGAAATAATTAGTGAAAAAAACTTTGATGACAAGCTAAACGATGATATTGTTTTAATTGAGTTTTACGCTGAGTGGAATAAAAGTAATTGTGTTGATTTAAGTATATTTAAAGATGTCAAAACCTATATGGTCAATATTGACAACTCCCCTTATTTAAAAACAACTTATAAAATTGTTTCCGTTCCCACTATTATTATTTTTTACAACAAAGAAGTAGTTGAAAAATATGAAGCAGATTTAACTTTTCAATTACCTATTAAAGCTCCTAAGAAAAAAATAGAGGAGTTAGTATTAAAGAAATTTATGTAGTTATGCGTTTATCCAAAAACTTTACTCTTCATGAGCTTACACATTCAAATACTGCGCTAAGATTAGGCATTGACAATACGCCCACAAAAGACGGCATTCATAAACTAACAATTTTAGCAAATTCTATTTTACAACCTATTAGAAACTCTTTAGGACCTTTGAGAATTACTTCTGCCTTTCGTTCTGAGTCGGTTAATGTGGCTATTGGTGGAAGTTCAAATTCGCAGCATTGCAGGTATGAAGCTGTAGACTGTCAGTTTTATAAAAATAGCAAGATGGATAATATAAAAATATATGAGACATTGTTGAAATTAGGATTAGAGTTTGACCAATGCATTTTAGAGTTTGGTGATTCAAGTGAATCTCAAGACCCTAGTTTTCCGGCTTGGGTACATTTAAGTTATAAAATGGCAGATAATCGTAAAGAGGTTTTAGTTGCATATAAAAATGATTCACATAAAACAAAATATAGAAAACCGATAAATTATAAAACATTATGATAAAAGGATTAATTAAAAGTTTAATAGGTAATGCTTCTACTATTTTAGATGAAGTTATTACTACGGATGAAGAAAGGGCTCAAGCTAAACAAAAATTAGAAGAGCTTTTAAAGACGCATGAAAAACAAATGTTTGAACTAGAGGTAGAAGACAGAAAGTCTGCTCGAACAATGTATTCTGACGACGGCTCTATTCAGAAAATTTTAGCTACAGTTTTTACGGTAGCTTATTTTGCATTAAGTTTTATTATGTTTAGATACTTTGTTACGGGGGATTTAAGTTTAGGAGAGTTCGAGATAAGTTTTATCTCCACAATTTTTGGAGCAATGAGCGCTAAGGTTAATACAGTAGTAGACTTCTTTTTTGGGGGAAGTCATGGAAAAAAAGATTAAATTATGGCAAAAAAAATATGTTGGAATTATGGAAAGGGAAGATACTGTGGAATAGAAATCCCTAGTAGAGAAACTAAAACCCATAAGTTTGCAAGAACTACAAATGGTAAGATTAAAAAAATTAAAAAATAATGAAAATTACAAGCGCCAAAAAACAAGCGGCATTAAAAAACGCGGGGGTATCAGGTTTAAATAAACCTAAAAAAACACCAAGTCATCCTACAAAGTCTCATGTCGTAGTAACTATTTGTGAAGGCAAGATAAAAACTATTCGTTTTGGAGAACAGGGTGCAAGCACAGCGGGAAAACCGAAAGATGGAGAGTCCAGAGAAATGAAAATGAAAAGAAAAAAATTTAAATCTAGGCATGGCAGAAATATTGCTAAAGGAAAATGTTCTGCAGCTTATTGGGCCGATAAAGTTAAATGGTAAAATTTTCTTATATTTGCAATATAACTTTAAATTAAATTACAATGGCAATAAAAAAATTAACCCAAGAAGAGTTAAGTTCTTTGCGAAGTTCGTTAACTGATTTTAATAAAGCAAAAATAAGATTAGCAGATGCGGTGGTTCACCAAGAGCATTTAGTTAATGTTATTAAAACTTTAAAACAAAAGTTTGCTGCCGACGAAGATATGCTGTTACAAAAGTATGGACAGGATTGTCGTATTAACCTAGAAACAGGAGAGGTGGTTCAAAAAGAAAAAGAAAAAGAAAAACAAAATGGCTAAAATAAGTTCATATTCCCAAATTACCACACCTACTACCAATGACTTGTTATTAGGGACAGATGTGGGTGACGATAACAAAACCAAGAATTTTCCCATTGCAGATGTAGGAACAGTTTTAGGACTTCCGCTAAGCGTTAGTGTTACTCTTACTATTTCTCAATTATTGACACTTGAAAGTCAAGCTGTTACTATCCTTTCTAATGTAGGACTAGGGAAGTTTATAGTTATAGACTCGGTGTATTGTAAACTTAATTTTGCAACAACAGTTTATGATTTTACCCAAGACATAGGGGTAGCAGCGTACACTCCAAATGTGTATACACAACGCTCATTTAATATGGCAAAAGAATTTGCTAATGCTGCCTCCCCATTTACAAGAGCATTAGAGCCGGTTTATATCGCATCTCTTCTAGGAGGAGGTATGGTTATTGCGGAAAATGGAGGAATTTTTATACAGGGTGATTTAACCGGAGCAAACCCCACTCAGGGTGATTCGACTATGACAATTACCGCTTATTATAGACTGTTTGATGCAAACATGCTTCCTTTAACTTCTTAATTAAATAAAATGAAATATGGATATCAGAAAAATTTCTATAGGTCCTGATTATAAATCGGGCGCTATGCATTACCTTGTAGGACAAGATGTTCTTAATGGTTCTCACAAAATACATCTCATACAAAGTGATAATAATGCAATAAAGATTTGGATTCAAAAGGACAATGAAGTATTCTTGTGGAAAGAATTTACTGACACTATGCCTATTTCAATTGAATACAATATCTTTTTTGAATGAAATCACCCGACCAATTTATTGTAAAAGCGGCAAACAACAAGAGGTATAATAACACCAAGGAAATCGGAGGTGTTGATTTTGTTGTAAGTTCATCTCAAGAAGACCATAAGTTTTCAAATCGTGAAGCGATTGTTATAGAAACCCCATTAGAATATAGGGGTCCTATTAAAAAAGGAGACACCCTTTTAGTTCACCATAATGTGTTTAAGTTTTATAATGACATGTATGGTCGACAAAAAAGCGGTAAAAGCTTTTTTAAAGATGACATATTTTTAATTGATAAGGAGCAGTTCTTTTTATACAAACACAAAGATGAATGGAATGCCTACGACCGCTATTGTTTTGTAGAGCCTGTTAAGGCTTTAAAAAACCTGTCCATTGATAAGGTGTGTGAGTATGAGCCTTTAATGGGTATTATGAAATACCCTAATGATTATTTAATAAGTCAAGGAGTAAATAAAGGAGACAAGATTAGCTTTACGCCGGAAATGGAATATGAATTTTATGTAGACGGAGAAAAGTTATATAGAATTTTTGACCATCAAATAACTCTTAAATTATGAATATAGTAAAAAAATCTCTTGAAGATTGGGATAGTTTTTTACAGGAAAAAAAATTAACTTATAAAGATGTGGAGCATTATATGAACAATGTTTTAGACACCCCTGAGTTTGATGAAAAAGCGGGAAAAGTAGTTAAACTTAAAACTAATACATATTATGTGAAAGATTCTAGTATTCACGGCCAAGGTGTGTTTGCTAAAAAAGATATTAAGGAAAAAGAAATAATTGGTGTAGTAATGGGATTAAAGAAAGGTGACAAGTATAGAACTTGTTTGGGGAGATTCACTAATCATTCTAATTTTAAAAACACTGTGTTTAAAGAAATAGAGAAAAATAAAGTAATGGCACAATGTATTAAAGATATTAAAATTGGGGAAGAAATATTAGTAGACTACAGAGACCATAATTTTTAAATAATAAATTAATAACTCTATGATATATTTTATAGATAATTTTTTAGATAAAAAATTGTTTGACACAACTCTTAAGTGTTTAAACAATAATCAATACATAGAGCATGTGACTCCTGGAAAGTCTTTTTGGGTACAACAAGCTGAGGAAGAATTTATAGGTGGAGTTATTAAAGCTTTGGAAAAAAAAGAAAATAAAAAACTAGAATCAATTCTAGGATTTTTTAGACTTTCTACAGATGTTATAGATGCAGAATGGAGAATACATAGCGATGGTATAATTAATGGGCAACAGCCCGACCGAGCTGTAGTGTTATATTTTTCTAAAAAAGAATTAACCGCCTTGCATGGTACAGCCTTTTGGATTCATAACAAATATGGAAAAAAACAACCCCCTTCTGTAGATGCTAAAGAGTTTGATAGATTATTGTTAGAAGAGTCAGGCGACTTGGATAAGTGGGAATTAAATAGTGTGATAGGTTATGAACAAAATAGATTAATCTCGTATCCTGCTAATTATTTTCACAGCCGCTATCCTAATAAATCATGGGAAAAGGGAAGACAAGTTTTTGTAATGTTCTATAAAGAAGTTGATTAATGACTTTTGAGTGGAAAAAACAAAACATAAAAGATGTATGGAAACATACTAAACCACAAATTCATAAAAACAAAAAGAAATATAATCGCAAAAGAGATGGATTCAAAAGAACTAAAAACACAAATAATCGAAGCGGGCAGGAAAGCAGTGAGGCAATTGATTAAGGTTGCTAAAGAAGAAATAATAAAACCTGACCCTGAAGATGAGCTAGCCGCAGACAGGTTAAAAAATGCAGCCGCCACCAAAAAGCTTGCTATCTTTGATGCGTTTGAGATTTTAAATCGCATTGATAACGAAGAAGAAAGTTTAAATGCTTTAAAAGGAAATGTTAAATTAGACACAAAACAAGGATTTGCAGAAAGACGTTCAAAATAGTTTATATAAAGTTTTAAAAGACTATATACCTAAGCGAGTTTTATCTACTAAAAATAGAGCAAGCTCATGGGTTTATGGTTATAATGAAAAGTATGACTTTATAAATATATCTAAAACAGGACAGGTTGGTGAAATTATTAATATCTCAGGGTTAACCATAGGATTACCCCTTAAGCCAAAGGATTGTTTTGCACGTCACTCTAATAAAGAGGAGCAATATTGGGAACGCGTGGAGCTCCCTAAGTCTTTATCTAAAATACAATCCATATTTCAATGGAATGATATGCACAAAGAGTTTAAAAACACTTGGGTAGATTATATTGAAAATGAATTTGATAAAAGAGAATATGGCTATTGGTTTCTAAACAAGGGGATTCCTACTTATATCACAGGACCTCATTATATGTATTTACAATGGACAAGTATTGATGTAGGATATCCTGACTATAGAGAGGCTAATAGAATATTTTTTTTGTTTTGGGAAGCATGCAAGGCTGATAGGCGTTGTTTTGGAATGAGTTATTTAAAAATAAGGCGTTCAGGGTTTTCGTATATGGGTTCTTCAGAGTGTGTAAACGTAGGAACACTAGCTAAAGATTCACGAGTAGGAATATTGTCTAAGACAGGTTCTGATGCTAAAAAAATGTTTACTGACAAAGTTGTTCCTATTTCTACGCGACTCCCTTTCTTTTTTAAACCCATTCAAGATGGTATGGATAAACCTAAAACTGAATTAGCATTTAGAGTTCCGGCCTCTAAGATTACTAAAAAAAATATGTATGAATTAGCTAATGAGGAATTATATGGGCTTGACACAACTATTGATTGGAAAAACACAGATGACAATTCTTATGATGGGGAAAAATTATTATTATTAGTTCACGATGAAAGCGGTAAATGGATAAAGCCTAATAATATATTAAACAATTGGAGAGTTACAAAAACATGTTTAAGGTTGGGAAGTAAAATTATAGGAAAATGCTTAATGGGTTCTACTTCTAATGCTTTATCTAAGGGGGGTGGTAATTTTAAAAAATTATTTGAAGATTCTAATGTTCTTAAACGAAATCAAAATGGACAAACTAAAAGCGGTTTATATTCGTTATTTATTCCTATGGAGTGGAACATGGAAGGATTTATAGATAGATATGGGATGCC